CGAGAATATCTTCGATAAACTTAAAGATCTCTGATATAGCTGCGGTTATTACTGCTTGTATTGCTGCGATCATTGCGATAACCTTTGCGATACCAGATGTAACAACCGCTGTAGCAGTAATTATTTGTTCTCTTGCTTTTGCCATGTGTATTTCTAATCCTGTGGTGAGATCAAGATCTCCCACAACCTTACCCAAACAATTTAGAATTCTCATAATACAGTTTCCGAGAAATCCTTGAACCAAACCACCAAGATCAAAGAAACCATAAGCAAATGCCCCCAACTGCGTGAAGAACATCGAAAAGGCCCCCAATAACTGTCTTGCAGTTGCTAGTGGATCAATAAAATCAAAACCACATATTTCTGATTTGGGTGGAGTGAATCCACAAACCGGAATACCGGGAAATGGTGGAATATTTAAATCGCCTGGGAAGTCACAGAAAGAACAACCAATATTAATTCTACAAAACGGATCGGTGACCAAACCAGAAGCAGCTAATGGGTTTACCCAGTCGAAACCGAAGGGTGGAACATTTAGATCAAAGAGGGGACCACACTGATCCCCATCTCTTTCGGGTTCTGGTTGGCCCGGTAATCTTATGTTGTTACCTTTACCGTCACCAAACGGTTTGTTGTCGGGAACATTAGCCTTTTCTCTAACTCTGGTATCTAATTCTTGTTTTCTTTTCGTTATTTCTTTTGAAACTTTAATCAAATTTTCTTCTAGTTCATCAAAGGCAAAACCAACACCGACGTTCAATTCATCCGCAGCTGATTCTGGGAAGAATATACCAGGCTGAATTTTACCAAATCTTTTGCTCACATCCTTCACGACATTGGATATATTTCTAACTGCATCACTTGGACTGACCACACTAGTCGTGGTCGCAGGTGCAACTATAGATTGTTCATCGGTTAATGTGGAAATATCACCGACACCGCAACCAAGATCTATGGATTTATCAGGTATTATAAGTTTATCTGAATTACATTTATTACAAGACATAAAACCTCCAAAATTAGTTCATTCTAATTAGACCTTGATATGTTTGACTTGGTGCCTTCATGCTGTATCTATTTAGATTACAATTCATAACATTACCATACATGTTACTGTTTGTATAGTAAATATTAATTCCAGTTCCGCTTATTAATGCTTGGTCATAAAGTACATTCAGGGAAGTTCCTTTCATAACCATAGTCGGAGAAAATACAGTACTAGATGTGTCAACATTGGCTAATAAACTTCCAACTCTACAACTCATCAAAACGGGCGTACCGAAGTGTATCAACCCTCCAGATATGACTCTAAAACTTGTTCCCGCGTTTATTGAAACTCCACCCACAGTTGAAATCATGTTTATTCCACGGAGAGCTGCAACACTAAAAGCACCAGCACTAGCATTTACATCAACAGATCCCAGTTTAGATGTCAATCCGATTTTAGTTCCAGCGGTATGTTGAATGAAACCGGTTGAATTTATATTTACATTTCCACTTTTACTTCCAAGACCAACCGCACTCAGAGGGTGTCCAAAAGCATCTATTGAAATATTACCGCCACTACTCCTCATGGTGATTGATTTGTTAGATGATACTTGATATTCACCGTCAATATTGTTCCAACATTTACCCTGACAGTGTTCTACTTTGTTATATTGTTCGGTTGAAACGTCACCCGCAGTCTTTTCTGCTTTACTTCCTTCTGTGGTTATTGTTCGATCACCGTTAACGTGAGTATGGAAGTTACCACCGATCACCTCTCTAACAGATCCGTTGATTTGCCTCTCTACGTTACCGTCTACCTTCTCAAAAACATCACCTTCAATGTTTACATATAGATTACCACCAACTGGACTACCATCTTCAGGAATAGTCTTCTTTATGTTTATATAATTATCACCTAAAACAAATTCATAATTATCTCTTACTACTTTTGTGACTTTAGTACCGAACGGATAAATCTCCTCAAATGTACCAGAAGAGTGAAACGTGTGTAATCTTTCCGACTGTGGGGTATCATCTACTTCAAAAACATGGCCTGACTCAGACACTCGAACATGATTATACGGATATTTAGAATTGAACTTGGTAGGTGGTTCTGAATAATGACCATGATCGTTGGCAACAGCAACCCCCTTAACTCTTTCGTCTAGTTTTTTCTGTACTATTGTGTTGGTTATACATTCTTCACAAACACCCTCTTCTGATACCACACCATCTTCACCTTCGATTGGATAACGGTAACGAGCAAGTCTACTGGTATCTGATTCGTTGAGACCATGCCTATCTGTATCCTTTGGGTAGTTTTCTAATGGTGACTGTAACCCAGCAAATTCTGGGTTCGAAGTGTCTGCTGCTTTTTCTGGGATACCGGGAATACTTCCCATCATCACTGGTTGTTGTTGGCTCGCCCCGTCCCTCCAAAAACCAACGACATGTGTACCTTCCACCGGTCCAACCGGAGCTTCTCCTACACCACTTATTGATGCAGATGTTAATGGCATAACAGGAACAGCCCAAGGTAAATCATTTGTTGGGATGTCTTGTTTATTTTTAGTATGTGGCCCGAATATTCTAACACGACACCTACCCAACATAAGTGGGTCTCTTCTATCCTCCACCACACCTGTCCACATATCCATCATAATTGCCACCCATCTTTAACTAGTGTAAGCTTGGTTATATTTTTACCACCCAAAGACCCATTTTCATCATCCATAGAAAACGTATGGATAACTTTTGTTATTAGATATTTACCTGCTAAGTCTATTCCCTCTTGGTCCAACTCCAGAGACATCAACTCATCACCATCAATCTCATAAGCACCCGGTGCAGTGAACATAACTGTCTCACCAACATTTCTAGAAGTGTCACCATAAAGAGTTATTTCTAACGTAATAAAATTCTTAACATTTTTTTGATTGAGGTATTCCTGAAACCAACTTTCAGTTCTATTTACACCCAATTCAGTTTCGCTTTTTCTAAAAAGGTTTTTGTGGTCGTTGTCCATTCGAATAAAAGCATCCCCATTTTTAAGGAAGTTTTTAGCAAAATTCTTATGGACTTTATTATCTTCGACTACAAGTCCACGGTTTGTTTTTTCATTAGCAACGTGTGTATTATCAAATTCAAATTGATGTTCTGTGAATGTTTTTCTCGTTATGTCATGCGACAACAGTTTGGAAGAATACATCCCCCCAAACAACTTATCCAAACCAGAAATATTTTTCATAACACATCTGAGAGGAGTTCTTCTCGACAATGTTCTTTTTTGTATTTCGTTCAGTGGTGTATTGTAAGGCAATAAAGCATAACCTGTTAGGAAATTACCATCTGTTCCGATTGTAGGTTTTTCTCTGAACATTGTTCTGAGAGATCTAAAATTAAACGCGAACGGTTTCTCGCCGGGTATCTCCGCATCATCGAAAGTTTGGAAAAAAGAAAAACATTTAGAATCGTTATTTTCAGTAGATACACATCCTTTTGTCAACCAATCTATACTTGTCATTGGTGACCATTTAGGTATCACACATTGAAACTCATCTTTGGTTTGTTCAAATACACCCAATTTACTTTCTTGTACAGTGTCCTTTATTAGAAAATCTTTCGTTATTTTCTTTACAATATCACTTCTGGTTTGTTTTTTATAAGACTTTGATATCTTCCTAGTGTACTCGTTTAGAACTTCGCTTGATGAGAATTGTAAGGTGTATGAATCTACTTTAGGATCGGAAACCTCTTTTTTGACCATATCCGTTATGTAAAACACACCGCCTATTTTTCTAGGTTCTGACAATTCAGCAGCTTTACTACTATTCTGTAAGGACTCAATAGATGATACCGTGATTACTAAAAAATCCTGCATGGTGAGATCTACACCTCTGGACTTCATCTCACCCTTTAGGATTGAAAATCTTAAGGTGCCTTGTATAAAAGACGAATCAATACTTTCGACCAAATCCAAACGTTGGAAATACGGTATGAGATTAAACCTACCATCTTTCTTCTCATCTGCGGTAGCGGTGATGAGATCTAAGTCGTCGATCCTATATTCATCGATTGGTAAACTTATATCAGGTTCCCACGACATGTCAATTCCTCAGTGCAAATTTTATTTCGTTGGATATTTGAGATACAAAATCTGGTTTTAAAATTTTTACATAACGATTTCTATCATTGACATCTTGTTCGTGTTGTTCGACAGTAACCACATCGATCCCTTGATTCAATATCGACGAACCGGAAGACAACGTTCCAGATTGACCGAACTCAGTAGCCGCCGTATTTGTGTATGTTTCTATGATGGTCGTAGACCCATTATACTTGTATAAAGGACTATACTCCCTTTTGGTTGTAACATCTTTAAATCCGTGTAGAGAGAATGTAACATCTTGTATTTTTCTTCTCAGGTATCCAGTTTTAGTAGGATCGGTGGTACTTCTCACTATAAATTTACTAGCGGTTTCATATGAAACTGTCACACGATCACCAACGATGTCTTTTATTTTCATGTGGCCAGATGTTAGATCATAATCGTATATGGTTCCGGAGTACTCGATAACCTCTTCTCCTGCCCCTCCACTTATTACATTAATGGTATCTCCTACCGTAAAATTCACCGATTCTGATTTTGTATTCATTGCATTGTCTTCAGAACTTACAAACAAAGAAACTCCCGGATACTGTTTATCCAATCGTTCTCTTAACTGTTGGTATTCAAGTGGCCAACCATAAAATGGATTATGAATTTTAGCAGAAAGTAAAACTAACCAGTAGTAATCTTGACTACCGTAATAAAACTGGGATAGTGTTTGTGGGGTTTCGCCATCTCGTACAAAACCACTGATAAGATTTCTATCTTCATTTAAGATCGAATTTGTAATACCTATTCGTCTAAGAATATCAACCGCTTTTTTAGTTTCGGTTTTGGACAATGTGTATTGTATCGTTGGAAAATTGTCAAAGTATTTTTTAGGCATCGCCGAAGGCCCCCGAAATCAGTGGTGTTTCTGCTTGTACAATATCTTCTTTAATTCCCTCGACTTGTCTAAGAGCATCTCTTGTGAGTGGGAAGATTTCGTTGAAGGTTAAATCAATTGATGACATGGTTGGTTCCCCATTGGGAAGATAGGAAGGAGCTCCTGCTCTGTGATAATTTACATTAAGTGCGGCGATGAAACATGGAGCCGTTTTATATATTTTGGTGTAATCTTTATTCTTTTGGCCCCTCCAAATAAAATCTATCACATATTTTAGGGGGTTTCTGAATATGGGATTGAAAAGACTTGGATCCGAACCAGCCGAACCTTGTCCTGCTTCGACCGGGTTCGCATCGTCAGTACCTTTTAAAAATTGTTCAGTCGTAGGGTGCATTCCCAATTTCAATAACTTTATCATTTTTTCAGCATTTGCAGCGTCTTCCTGCGAAAACGGAGCAAAGTCAAAACTGAGGTTGAAAGTTCTGAGATTGGGTTTACCTATAGAGAGTTCATTGTACTTATTAAAGGAGAATCCAAACTTTCTCTTGAAGAGATTCGCAGCACCAATATCATCCAACAACCTAGTTCCGGCGGTCGCAACAGCCGATCCCGCTTTCGCGGCCATATCTCCAATACCTCCATCGCTCGAGAATGAGGTTATTAAACCAGAAATTAATTGTCCGATTGCACCAACACCCAGTGTTTCAAATTCAATACCATAAGCGTTACTTAATGCTACTGGTGCCGGTAGATAAAAAATTTGTTTGGGTTCTGCTATATTTGATGCCATTGGATTTCCCACTTCATCTGATGGATTGAATGATCGTATCCTACAGATAAGAGGGACATCCAGTTCTCCATTACTTTCTCCTTTGACGACCGACTGAATCGTACTGGGAAAATATATGATATTGTGATCAGATGTAGTCATGAGTTCCTCCAGTGTCTTCCTAGATATATAGGAGAGATAAATGTCTTATAAAGGCAAATACCAACCCATCAACCCTGAAAAATACATCGGTAATCCTACACGATGTATTTATCGTTCGTTGTGGGAACGTAAGTTTATGTCTTGGTGTGACAAATCTAAATCGGTCATTCGTTGGGGATCCGAAGAGATTATAGTTCCTTATGTTTCTCCTGTTGACAGAAGAAAACACAGATACTACCCAGATTTTATCATAGAAACTTTGGGAAGGGATGGGAAGATAACCACAAGTCTTATCGAGGTAAAACCAAAGAAACAGTGTTCCGCCCCAAAGAGGCCCGAGAGAAAAACAAAGTCTTACATTTACGAATCGAGAATGTGGGCAGTGAACCAAGCAAAATGGGCATCTGCCAGAGATTATGCAAAAAATAGAGGATGGGAATTCAAAATAATAACAGAGAAAGATCTATACGGGAGAGAATCCAATGACTAACCCAATGGAACATTATGAAAAACTTAAAAAAGACAAAAGTCTAAAGTCTAACAGTTTCAATGGTTTAATGTTAGTGAAGAATGAATACCTACAGAAGTATAGAACGAAAAGATTTCCTGTGCAGACTTTTAAAAATTACTCTTCTCGGGTTTTTAAGAGAAATGCCGTTCAACCTACATTACTTTCTCACGGTAGAATGTGGGCATTTAATTACTACCCACTGGGACTTGCGACATTACCCAATTATGATGCAAGCCCACTCATTCTAACTCTGAGTATCCCAAACAAAGAATCATTTCTAGGAATCAACCTGCACCTACTACCACCAGTGATGAGAATTTATGCTTACTATTCACTATTTCCGTTGTTGAACAATAGAAATTTTAATCAAGAAAACACTAGATTTAGACTGATTTATGAACAATTGCAAAAACAAGAAAGGTATGTTAGATTACTCCCCTGTATACGAGAGTATAAAAGTATCCGAATTCGGTCTGACATACATCAAATACATCCTAAATATTGGGACTCAGCTTTATTCAATCCAACATCAAGGTTCATTAAGACTAACATAGTCAACGTTTGGGCCAATACAACACAACAGATCCGTAAAAAGATATCTGAACGAGAGACACTCTGATGGCAAACAACAATAGTCCATACGAAACTTCACATACAAACCCATCTGTAGACACGTTAAAGAGCAGACTGTCATCTGGCGGTGGTTTACTTCGACAGCATAACGTAAAGGTAAATATTGGTGGGTCAATTAATGGACTTGGGTGGACTTCGGAATTAAATAAAGAACTAAACGATCTACTTCAAGATACTACACTACCATCCAAGACTCATGCAACTCAACCTGTTTATTATGGTGGTCCCCTAACACAAGTTCCATACATTACAACATACCCAGGCACAATTACAATGACATTAATTTGCACTGAAAATTCTCCTGTACGGGATAAATTTTACAGTTGGTTGGATTCTATTATTGGAGTCGATACGGGTGTAGTGCAGTATAGAGACAAGTACGTTTGCAAACAAATGGATATGCAATTAACTAAAGCACCTAAAAAGGTAGGATTACTCGGATCCACCGTCCTTCCGGGTGTAGGTGTAGTACCCATCTTACAATCATCACCCGCCCCATCCGAGTCAATTAGATATACATTGTTTGATGTATTTCCAGATTCTATAAATGAAATACAATTGTCGCAAAACACACCAAATGACTATGTTAGAATGTCTGTTGTATTAATGTATAGAAAATGGAAGAAGGGGAACGCTCTAGATCAGATTGGTTCGTTACCGTTAGAAAGTGCATCCACCGCTACGGCTGAAAATAATAACCAAACACCCCCGTCCGTTCCAGATGTCCCCTCTGGTCCCGGAGTTGGGGGCGGATTTACCCCAGTTAATGACTTTTGATTAAAAATAAAATGGAGATATTATGAGTTTACCAAAAATAGCAGTAAAAAATTATACAGTCACCCTACCAATATCAAAAAAGAGAGTGACGTATAGACCGTTTCTGGTCAAGGAACAGAAAATTCTTCTTTCTGCTGTAGAAGAAGTTAGAGAAGAAGAGAATTCTAATAAAGTTCAATCCCACTTACTAAAGAACTTTAAGAATGTGATGAACAACTGCATCGTTTCTAGTAAAATAAATTTAGACGATTTGTCTTTAGTAGACTTCAATTTCTTATTTGTACAAATAAGAATAGCCTCTTCGGGTGGATCGGTTGATGTTCTCTACACTTGCGAATGTGACACCAAGAAAGAAGTAAATATAAAATTAGATGATGTCAAGGTTCATTTTCCATCGGACGAAATAGAAAAGAAAATTGAAATTACAAGTGATGTTGGTATCATTTTAGATCTACCAAAAGTTAGAGTTTCTAGTGAAATGACTAGTGATTCTTCCAGTGATGCAGATAAAGTTATTAAAGTTATAGCTAGTTCAATAAAAAGTGTGTATGATACTGAAAATGTTTACGATACAAACGATCAAACTATAGAAGAAATTTTCGAGTTTGTAGAAAGTATTCCCTCGGATAAACTAGAAGAGATACAGGAATACTTCAACGACGTTCCCTACATCGAGTACACTAAAACCATAAGTTGCCCAAACGGAAAAGAGGAAATGGTGGTTAGGAACTTCGAAGATTTTTTTCGATGATGCTCTGTAATGAAACATTACAGAGTTACTATACAAATAACTTTTCATTAATGAAACATCATGGTTGGTCTCTATCCGATCTAGAAAACATGTTACCTTGGGAGCGAGATATATACATACTTTTGACGGAAAACTGGGTGAAAGAACAAAACGAAAAGGCTGAACAGGCCAGACAACAACGGGGTGCCTAAATGGCAGATAAGACACTACAAGAAACAATAGAAGACCTCACAAAACAGATAAAAAAACTGGAGTCGAAAAAAGAACGACAGGGTACTTCTATTGGTGACGTTGTAGATAAAATCAATGTCGAAACGTTTTTTCCTAGCGTATTTTCTCCTGTAGGAAGAGCTGGCCAGGGTGTTGCGAATGTTATTCAGGGTGTTCTTAATAGTGCAAGAAAAAGAAAACTAAACAAACTAAAATCAAAACTCGAATCTGCTTCTGGTGGAATTGGGAGTGATTCGATCTCACCAGAGGAATCTGGTGGTGATTTAGGATTAGTTGCATCTGGTGGTGCCGGTGAAATGACTATGGATCTCTCACCGTTACAAGAGATGATGCAGGGTATTATTCTTTCTGTTGAAAATTTAAACGAATCCATCCAAAATGGGATGGAAGGTATAAAATATTGTCTTGAGGAAATTGAAAATCTGGTTGACGAAATTCTTTCTGTTGTAATGGAAACACAAGCCGATCGAAAGTCAGTCGAAGATCGGGCTCGAGCTCGCCGAATCCAATCAAGACATGCCTCAAGAACAGATGAACTAGAAGAACTAGAAGATGATCGCCGAGCAGAACGTAAGAGGAGATTTGGTGGTCTGGGTGGTATGGTATCCGGGTTAAGAGGGAAACTGAGCACAGGTGCAGGTGCCGCCGCTGGTGGACTCACCCAGATGCAAAATATAATTTCTAACCTACTACCAATGGTTCTTCCCAAAGCTTTCGCATTACTAATACCACTGATGTTACCGTTAGCGGGTATCATTATCGCTGGACTTGGGTTGTTGACTTACTTCAAGAACTGGAAAAAATGGAGAGACGATTTAGCGACAGCTATGTACGATCCAGTAGAAAAACTAGAAGAATTGAATAAAAAATCTGCGGAGTTCATTGAGGTAATGAAAAAGGGTCAAGAGGCAGATAGACTCTTCCGAGAAGGATTGACCAAAGAAGAAGAAGAGACGATGGATACTCAAGTTGATAACGCCTT